GGTCGGTTACCTCCTGGGTTTGAAGGCAAATAACAATGACCTCTCTTGACAAAACTTTATGTTTCCTATATAATATGTAAAGATTTATAACAGAGTGTAACATGACTGTAACAACTAATGATCGTGGACAGCAAAATCTATTTGCTAAAGAACCTCAGATGTATGTCTCTCAGACCGATGCTGATCGTTATGGGTATGAGACCTATGCAGAAAAGGCAGAGAAATTGAATGGACGCACTGCTATGCTTGGATTTGTTGCTGCTGTTGTTTCTTATGCTACGACTGGTAGTGTTTTCTTTTTCGGACTTTTCGGTTTTTGAGTACTTGACAATATATCAAATTTTGTTTACAATAACTAGTATTGCCTTCCTTGTGTTGTTGGCATACTCCGTACAAAATCTTTCCGAAACTTACTAATGGACTTTAACGTTACCTTCCGTACTCCTGACGGTACAGAAACAACCGTCACCTGTCAGGATGACCAATATCTTCTTGATGCTGCCGAGGAGGGTGGCATTGATATGAATTACTCTTGCCGTGCAGGTGCCTGTTCATCTTGTGCAGGTAAGATTGTATCGGGTACAGTAGATCAAAGTGATCAATCATTCTTGGATGATGAACAAATGGAAGAAGGATTTGTGCTCACTTGTGTTGCATATCCAACTTCTGATGTTATAATTGAAACTGAACAAGAAGAGAACCTCTACTGATGCACGGAAGTCTTGAACCAGAAGATCGAGTAATGGATGCTCCATCTGTTTATGAACAAGTTGCTTTTCTTGCCCAAAAATATGGGTGGGAAGAAGGTGATAACATCGTAGTTGAAATGGCAGGAACTCAAGTTTCTGGTATCGATGTCGGTGAAGTCTATAACAAAAAATGGCAATCACCCATCGGCACTCGTAAGTATAATAAAGAAGCATTCATTGTTATTAAAAATCTTACAAGAGATCCCTTTGAGTCTTCTAAACCTATGGATAGAGAGCACAAACCTCAACATTCATATGAATCAGTAGCAAATGCCTAATCCAAATCAACTCTATGATGATATGGAGAGACTAAATGCCCTATACGAAGAACTCTGCTGGGCACATGATGATGAATTAGTATTCACTCATGAAAATGGTAGAGTCATTATTTACAACAGAACACATGAGCAAGAACAATGAACGAAAGAGCAGAACGTATTAATGGTTGGGTAGCAATGATCGGAGTCATTGCCGCAATGGGATCATATGCCCTTACCGGAGATTTAATTCCGGGTATCTGGTGATTTTTACTAAACACCTGTATTACTTACAAAGTTTAGGTTACACAATTACAAAGGAGAAATAAAATGATGATATTAGCAACCTTTTTGTTGGGTGCTTTTATAATTCATTCTATATTTACAGAAGACGTTGATAATGATGGACCAGGTGGTGGTATGATGATCCCAACACACGTTCCCTCTTGACTTTTTAACTCTACTCTATATACTGAGTAGAGTTTTTTTATTATATGCCAAAGAATCAATTGAATAAGGATGAACTGATGTGTCACGTTCTTAAACTCAAGCATGAAGTTGATGGAGAATCGAAATCAGTTTGGCAGAAAGAAAAAGATTTGGCACATAAATATCTCAATAAGGTGTTGGATAGAATCCAAGAATATCGATATTGATTATTTGACAATTTATCTTTCTAGTAATATAATAAATATCTACACATAAGGATTTGTAATAATAGTGGCAATCAGAAAACCATCAGAATACTTTGATAGAGAAAAGGCATCTGTTGAAAATGTAATCCGGGGTAGTATTGAAAATCCCGAATTAAATACTTTTTCTGATGCCTATGATGCATTTAAAAGAAATTTAAGTAAAGTTGATGTTTTAACTGATTTTTCTGAAACATTAGGAAACTATCAATCTAATATAGAAAAGGTAAATCATCTCTCCGAAAAGATTGATGAGATAGATGGAGATATTAAGAAACTTCTTACGAAAGAAGATTTGGACAAGGCATTAGTATCTCAACTTTTGTTTCTTGAGGAATGTATTCGTGATGTTCAAGAAAAAGTTAAAGGTATAAATCAAAAAAATCTGACTCAAGTTAAACTAGATGTTTCTAGTTTGTCGGAAACCGTTAATACTTTTATTGATGATGAACTTCCAAGATATGAAAAATTAGTTTCTGATTCCGAAATTAGACTTACTAACAGATGTGAAGTATTAGAAGAAGAACTAAAAGAAACTTTAGATAATATAAAAGATGTTGTTGATGAAAAATATATTGATGATTTTAATTCTCTTGCTTCACTGAATAATATTCCTAATAGTGCTTTAGATAACTCATCAGTATCTTATGGTGGTGTAACACTTAACTTAGGTGATACTGATGCAACACCAGCATTTAACTTAAGTGATGCTACCAACTATCCAACATCATCCTTAAGTGGAACCATTTCAGCTGCTCAACTTGCTAATACAGCTGTCTCCGCAGGTTCTTATACAAGTGCAGACATAACTGTTGATGCTCAGGGTCGCATTACGGCAGCATCGAATGGGTCAGGAGGTGGTGCAACAATTCGAGCAGCAACTTTCTATGGTGCTAATGCTTCACAATCTATTACAACTGAAACCACAGTTGATTTAGATCAAACTTTAACAACAACGGGGACTGGGGATTTTACAGTTAGTGCTAGTGGCGTCGTCACTGTTGTCAATACAGGTTTATATGTCATAACATATTCAATTAGTACTGATGTTACTAGTGATAGCACTAGAACTGGAACATATGCTTACCTAAGACAAGCTGGTTCTGGGGAAGTTACAGCGTCTAGGGTTTACATGTATACCAGAAACCTTGCTACTGGTGAGGCGACTGGTTCTAAAAGTTTATTGATTAATGTTACATCAGGAAATACTACATTTGAGGTGAGAGCAGGAAGATTAACGGGACCAGAAACTGTAATAGCTATAGGTACTGAATCAACTTTTACTTTTTATAATGTATCATAACCAAAATAACTGGTATCATATGTTATAATAAATAATCGAGACTTAATTATTATTAATGTATGGATAATTTTGTGAAAATTACTTTAGATAGTGGTGAAACTGCTAGTCCACCTCAAAACACCTCTAACACGGAGGTTGACAAGGACGGCAAACCGTAGTATACTAAATAAGTCAGCAAGTTAAGGAACCAACACATTTCTTAACTGTTCGTAACACCCCCCAAACCAAGACCTCTAGGGTGTCTAAACACGTCTTTCATATCCCAGACTTAGGGTGTCTGGGAAATAGTAACTCCACCATTCCCTGATGGTCTTACTTTTTTGTTCAAAACAATGGCAACAACTCTTTCAAGACAACAAACCTCTCCGTGGAATGATTTCTGTGAGTGGGTGACATCAACTAACAATCGTTTGTATGTTGGTTGGTTCGGTGTACTGATGATTCCAACACTGTTAGCAGCAACTGTCTGCTTCATTGTCGCATTCATCGCAGCACCTCCCGTTGATATTGACGGTATCCGTGAACCCGTAGCAGGTTCACTCATGTATGGCAACAACATCATTTCTGGTGCAGTTGTCCCAAGTTCAAACGCAATCGGTCTACACTTCTACCCCATCTGGGAAGCAGCATCACTCGATGAGTGGTTGTATAATGGTGGTCCTTTCCAATTGGTAGTCTTCCACTTCCTTATCGGCATCTATGCTTATATGGGACGTGAGTGGGAACTCTCATACCGCTTAGGTATGCGTCCATGGATCTGTGTAGCATACTCTGCTCCAGTAGCAGCAGCATCTGCTGTCTTCCTCGTCTATCCTTTCGGTCAAGGTTCTTTCTCTGATGCGATGCCACTTGGCATCTCTGGTACATTCAACTACATAAACTAAACCAATGTGTAGTATAAATCGGGTGAACTGCTGGAAACCTAAGTCCTTTATGGATATGGCAATCAGCATCCAAGACACAGACGATACTTCTGTGTAAGGTTCAGAGACTAGTCGGTATTCCAAGCGTGGAATGTAATACGACACTAGCGCCCGACAACCTTTTATGATATAATGTTTATCCAACCCTTCCATATATAACTCATAAGTTGTATAAATAGTATAAGGTAAACGAGGATAAACAAATGACTGATATTGACGCCGCTTGGTTAGCAGGTCTTTTAGAGGGTGAAGGTTATTTCCAAGTAACTAAACCAAAACCTAATCATCCAACACAAGTTCTTATTAGACTATCAATGACTGATAAGGATGTTGTAGAAAAGGCATCAAAACTTCTAAATGTTCCTATTAACTGTAAAGCAAAAACTACTAAAAAAAAGACTATCTATTCTATTAGTTTAAGTAGAAAAGATGATGTAGAAAAAGTTCTTTTACAAATACTTCCTCATATGGGTAGTAGAAGAAGTGAAAGAATAACTGAATGCCTTGAAACTATTAAAGAAAGACGAAAAGTTCTTTCTGAAACAAGACGAGAGCAGCAAGTTAAAGCGGCACAAATACGATGGTCTAAAACAAAAGGTTGATGATATAGTCCAATCCCTATGGAAACATAGGTTCTTCGTTCTGCTTAATAGGTTGGTTTTCCAAGCAGAACACAACATCCTGATGCATCCGTTTCATATGATGGGAGTCGCAGGTGTATTCGGTGGATCTCTTTTCTCTGCTATGCACGGAAGTTTGGTTACTTCCTCACTCGTCCGTGAGACGACTGAAACTGAGTCACAGAACTATGGTTACAAGTTCGGTCAAGAAGAAGAGACATACAACATCGTCGCAGCCCATGGTTACTTCGGTCGTTTGATCTTCCAATATGCTTCATTCAACAACTCACGTTCCTTGCACTTCTTCCTTGCTGCATGGCCCGTTGTTGGCATCTGGTTCACTGCTCTTGGTGTATCCACGATGGCATTCAATTTGAATGGCTTCAACTTTAATCAGTCCGTCATTGATGGTCAGGGTCGTGTGCTCAACACATGGGCAGACGTATTGAACCGTGCCGGTCTTGGTTTAGAAGTGATGCACGAGCGTCAAGTTGTGCTTTGCGCTCTTTAAATCGGATGAATTGCTGGAAACCCCAAGTGGGCAATCAGCAGCCAAGTCCTGGATACATCCAGGAAAGGTTCAGAGACTACCTGAGGAATATAGTTTCCTTAATAACAGGTTCAAGCGTCCGACACCAGAAATGGTGATGATATAGTCCAATCCTGATAGTAATATCAGACAGTTAGGGAAAGTTTAAGAATGCACACAACTTCCCTCTTGACCTGGCATCAGCAGAATCTACTCCTGTAGCACTTACTGCTCCTTCCATCGGTTGAGTTAGTTAGAAAAACTGAATAACAAGAAAGAGACCTTTAGGTCTCTTTTTTTATGCTATAATGTATAAATAGTTATACACGAAAGAAAGCACGAAAATGACTAAATTGTATTCTGACCTTTATAGAACTTGCATGACTTGTGGGGAAGAAAAAAGTATTCTTGAATTTTATTTTCGTGATAAAAAAACTGGTAGAAGACACTCTGCATGTAAAGAATGTGATAAAGCAAGAGTGAAGGCAAGACATCAAGCAAACCCAGAACGCACAAGAAATAATGATCTGAAAAGAAACTATGGTATAACTCTTGAAGAACATACAAAAATGTATGAAGAACAAAATGGACGATGTGCTATTTGTGGTAATGAAGGTAATGGTAAGTGGAAAAAGTTATGTGTAGACCATTGTCACACCACTGGTAAGATTAGAAAACTACTCTGCAACAACTGCAACAC